AAGGTGATTAATATCAAATGGAGGTTTTTCCAAATGGCTAAACTTAAAATTATCTACGAACCTGCAGGACGTGCCCGCGAATATTCTCCCCTAGCAGCAAACCTATATTCCGGATGTAACCATGGCTGCAAATACTGCTACGCTCCTAACTGCCTGCAAGTTGACAGACAGAATTTTTATGACAATCCGAAGGAAAGACTGGACATCATCCGGAAACTTGAATCCGACTGCAAGCAGCTGGAAGGAAGCAAAATTCCAGTCCTCTTATGCTTCACCTGCGACGCTTATCAGAAACTTGACGATGATCTACAGCGTACCCGTAAAACCCTTGAACTGTTCAAGCAATACAACATTCCATTTCAGATCCTGACCAAAGCCGGCCACCGTGCCGAAAGGGACTTCGACCTCTACAAACCCGGCGATGCATTCGCAACAACGCTTACTTTCTGGGATAGCGAAAAAAGTTTGCATTACGAACCACAGGCCGCAACTCCGGAGGACAGAATCAGAACAATAAGAACGGCAAAGGCAAAAGGCATAGAAACATGGGTATCCTTCGAGCCGATGCTTAACGACGAGGAAGTATACAAATTGTTGGACGTCACACACGAATATGTGGATTTATACAAGGTTGGCAAAGTATCCCGCTTCAAACCGGACAAGGAAATTGACTGGGACAGATTTGCATATACCATAGTTGACAAATTGGAGAAATACAACAAAAAATACTACATCAAAGATGACCTAAAAAAGCACCTGTTGCCTGCGTAAGCAGATATCGGCATCTAATAAATTATGCTGTTATAATAATGTTATATACGTGTTATTTTGTACGTGTTATACTATAGATAATTAAAAATATGACCAAGGGAAAGGGACATCACCCTTTCCTTTTTTTATGCAATTTTGGGCCGAAAGGCCCTTTTTTATTGGGGTGATTTTATGACCGGAGGAAAGCGCGGCAGGCCGAAAGAACCCACATCTTTGAAGGTACTCATGGGTAATCCGGGTAACAGACCAATCAACCATGACGAGCCCAAACCAAAACCACTGATGCCGTATAAGCCAAAGTTTTTAAAAGGCGAGGCACTGAAGGAATGGAAACGTATATCAACAAAACTTTACGACCTCGGACTTCTAACTGAAATCGATAGTGCTGCCCTGGCTGCCTATTGCCAGTGTTACAAGCGCTGGATGGAGACTGAGGAATTTCTTGAAAAATATGGCCACGACAAGGACGGCAATTTCAACGGCTTTATGACAAAAACTGCTTCCGGATATCTGCAGCAACTCCCCCAGGTGTCCATTGCTCAGACGTATGCCAAGCTGATGTCGGTTTATCTCGCAAAGTTCGGATTGTCTCCTGCCGATCGCGTAGGCTTGGCAGCTTCCAAATCACCCGAGAAGGCCGACAAGTTCAGCAGAACATTAAGCGGGTGATGAACCGTGACTGGAGAACAGCAGGCCGCAAAGGCAATTGATTTTATAACCGGACTCAAGCATGTAAAAGACCCGTGGCACGGCTGCCAGTTTGAACTGCTCCCATGGGAAGAGCAAATTGTAACAGACATTTACGGCACATTGAAAAAAGACGGGACGCGTCAATACCGCACAGGTTACATAGAGATTCCGAAGAAAAACGGCAAGACCGAACTCATGGCAGCCCTGGGACTCAAGCAGCTTTGCGCGGACGATGAATGGGCAGCGGAAGTGTACGGATGTGCATCGGACAGAGGGCAGGCCAGCCTGGCATTCGACGTAGCTGTGGAAATGGTTGACCAGGAGCCTGAGCTGAGGAAGCGGATGCGGCCGATTTTGTCGAAGCACAGACTCGTATATCTTCCGACGAAATCTTTTTACCAGGTCTGCAGCTCCGAAGCTTTCACGAAACACGGACTAAACGTTTCTGCCTGCTTGTTCGACGAACTGCACGCCCAACCGAACCGCGACCTTTACGACGTAATGTCTTTTGGATCCGGTGATGCTCGCCGACAGCCCTTGTATTTTTACATTACCACAGGTGGCAGAGACCCGGAAAGGACGTCAATCGGCTGGGAAGTACATGAAAAAGCTGAAAATATTCTTCTCGGCAAGCGTAATGACCCGACGTTTTACCCGGTAATATACGGATTTGACCCCGACAACAAGCGCATATGGACCGGTCGGCAGGCTGAAAAATACAAAGGCAAGGAAAAAGAAGCCTGGCGGGACAAGAAAATATGGAAGTTGGTCAATCCCTCGGACGGAATAGCCGTCAGAGAAGGCGCAATACAGGAATCTTACGACAGCTGTAAAGGCAATGATGCGGACGAACTGAACTTCCAGCAGCTCAGGCTAAATATCTGGATCAAGGTAAAGACATCGAAGTGGCTGCCTCTTGAAGTGTGGAACAAGAACGCAGGAATCATTGTACCGGAAAGATTGAAAGACAGAAAATGTTACGGCGGCATGGATCTCTCAGGCAAACTCGATATCACGGCATTCGTGCTGCTGTTTCCTCCGGACGATAAGAATCCCAAATGGGACATCCTTCCGAGATTCTGGATTCCGGAAGTAAACATGTGGGAGCGAGTTAAAAAAGATCATATGCCATATGACAAATGGGTGAAAGCCAAACTGATGCTGACAACCACCGGCAACGTAATAGATTACCAGTTCATCCGGAAAGAAATCAATCTATTACACGACAGCTTTGATATCCAGGAGATCGGCTACGATCCTTGGAACGCAATGCAAACAGCAATTGAACTGGAAGATGACGGATTTACCATGATGGAGGTCAGGCAGGGATTTAAGAGTATGTCCCCGCCTATGAAGGAAATTGAAGCACTGCTGACCGGCGGCAAGATGAACCACGGAAACCATCCGGTACTTAACTGGAACTTCGACAATCTGGACGTCAAACCGGATGAAAACGACAATGTAAGGCCGGTAAAAGGGCGGGACAGAACCAAGAGAATAGACGGCATTGTGGCATTGATCAACGCCATGAACAGGGCAATGAGCGGAGAAGACAATACATCGGTCTACGAGACACGGGGCATGAGACAGTTGTAGAAGGGAGGTCGGACTGTGAATTTTATTGGCAAAGCAAGATTACTTTTTTCAGCCAGCTTCAGCGAATGGTACAGGGCTTTCATCAACGGGGAAGATTCCGGCCAGAATACGCCCTTCACGATTGACCGCGAAATCGCTTTAAAATATTCTGCCATTTTTGCCTGCACGCGAGTATTGAGCGAGACACTTGCCAGCATGCCTCTATTTACATATCGCAAACAGGACGACGGTAGCAAAAAAGAGGGCAACGATATAGGCCTTTACGATATTTTGCATTACGAACCCAATTATGAGATGACACCTTTTAATTTCAAGGAAGCCTTGATGATGAATCTCTGTCTGGGCGGCAACGGATATGCGCAGAAGGTTTTCAGCAGCAGCAGGATACCTGAGCTCCTGGCATTATACCCGCAAGACTATGAAAATGTAAAACCGGAACGCGACCCCGCCACAAAGCGTATGACCTACAAAGTCAGATATGACGAGGGTGGAATTTCAAAAGATAAGACAATGACCCGTGAGTACATATTCCACATCCCCGGCGTCAGCATGAACGGGATCACCGGAATTATCCCTATAAACTACGCTTCGAAAGCAATCGAACTCGGCCTGACATATGAAACCTTCGGCGTGAACTTTTATAAGAATGGCGCCAATACTAGTATGGCCTTAATTCATCCCAAATCACTAAAAGATGCTGCATATGAAAGGCTAAAAAAAGAAGTAGAAGAAAAAAGAACCGGACTCCGGAATGTCAACAAGCCTTGGCTCCTGGAAGAAGGCATGCAGATCAAAGAACTTACCATAAATCCGGTAGATGCTCAGCATCTTGAATTAAAATATTTTCAAATCGAAGAAATCTGCCGTTTCTATCGTGTGCCGCTACATCTTGTCCAGCACCTGCTCCGCGCCACCAACAATAACATTGAGCATCAAAGCCTTGAATTTATCATATACACCATGCTCCCCTGGGCGAAGCGCATAGAGGAAAATATCAACCTGCAGCTCCTGACCCGCGAAGAGCGCAAAGCAGGCTATTTCACAGAATTCAAGTTTGACATTTTCCTGCGGGGTGACATGGCGAGCAGAGCAGCAGCTTATGCAAGCGCACGTCAATGGGGCTGGATGTCTGTAAATGATATCCGGCGCCTTGAGAATATGAACGGCATAGGGCTTGCAGGGGACATTTATCTACAACCGCTCAATATGGGTGAGGCAGGAAAAATAAATCAGGAAGATCAGCAAAAAGCCATGACGGAAGCCATTTATAAAATGCTTGAAAATAAAGGAGATGAACAAAATGCCAAAAGCTAAAAAGTTCTGGAAGTTCAAGGCTAAAGAGGACAAGACCGGCGAGCTTTTGCTTTACGGAGAAATATCAAGCGTCACATGGTGGGGCGATGAGGTCACTCCGAAGGAATTCAAAAAGGATCTGGACGCTCTGGGTGATATCGACATCTTGAATATTTACGTTAACAGTCCTGGCGGCGATGTATTTGCAGCCCAGGCAATAGTCTCAATGCTAAAAAGACACAAAGCCGAAAAGAATATCCACGTCGATGGCCTGATGGCAAGCGCATCCACATTTCTTGTCGATGTCGGTAAAGTTATTATGCCATCCAACGCCATGATGATGTACCACAATCCCTCAACTATTGTTTGGGGAAACGCAAACGATATGCGCAAAATGGCTGACGATCTGGACAAGGTCCGGGAGTCCATGCTTGTCATTTACCGTGATAAAACCGGTATGACAAATGAGGAAATCATTGCAATACTTGACGCTGAAACCTGGATGACCGCCGAAGAAGCTGTGGAATACGGATTTGCCGATGAGCTCGAAGAGGAAAAGAAGGTAGCAGCCTCTATCAGCAATACAATCTTGATATTCAACGGCATCGAGACCGACATGTCCAAATTCGTACACCCGGAATCGATCATCAAAAAGTTTATCGCCTTTTCCGAACCCGCAAAACCAAAAGACGAGCCCATACCACCGAAGGATCCCGATCCAGTATCCGATCCCATAATTCCTGATCCACCTAAAGACCCTGAGGAATCCCGGCAAGTGCCGGTTGACCTATATCAAAAATTAATCAAAAACCACGAAAGGGGTGCAAGATTATGACACTAGCGGAGCAGTTAAAAGCAAAACTCACTGCACAGACGGCACTTGTCAAGGCTGCAATCGATGCAAGCAGGGCAATGACCGCCGAAGAGCAGACACAATTTGACGCTCTGGAAACAGAGATAAAGAACCTTGAGGCGACAATCGAGGCGCAGAAAAAGATTGAAGAAAGGGAACTGTTGGCAAAAACACCGGGACAGGATCCTCTATATGCAGCACCAAATGCCCATAAACCTATCTGGAAAGGCTTCGGCGAATTCCTTTTTGCTGTAAAAAATGCAGCCAGCCCGGAAAGAGTAATGGACAAGCGGTTGACAGTCATGGAGGCCGCATCCGGTGCAAGCGAAGGCGTACCCAGCGATGGCGGGTTCCTTGTGGAAACACAGACCACAACCGAATTGCTGAAGGACACATATGAAACAGCAGTGCTCGCTCCCCGTTGTAAAAAAGTACCCATAGGACCGGGAAAGAACGGCTTGAAACTCAACATGATTGATGAGTCCAGCAGGGCGGACGGTTCCAGGCGGGGCGGAGTACTGGCATACTGGGAAGGCGAAGCCGATGCGCTTACCGATTCCAAGCCGAAATTCGGACAATTGGAACTCAACCTGAAGAAACTGACCGGCTTGTACTATGCAACCGATGAACTTCTCCAGGATGCAACGGCTCTTGAATCCGTAGTAACCGGATTTTTTGGTGAAGAATTCGGCTTCAAACTCGACGACGCAATACTCAATGGTACCGGCGCAGGAATGCCTCTCGGAATCCTGAAGAGTCCGGCGCTCATCACGGTGGCGAAAACGGCAGCACAGACAGCTAAAACTATAACATTCGACAACATACTCAGCATGTGGAGTAGGTGCAGGGCAAGAAACAGGATGAGTGCTGCATGGTACATCAATCAGGAAATCGAAAGCCAGTTGGCGAAACTGAGCTTTACGATCGGCACTGAAGGCGTACCGGTATACCTTCCTGCAGGCGGCGCAAGCGTAACTGGCTACAGCACTTTGTTCGGCAGGCCCGTAATTCCTATCGAGCAGGCATCGGCGCTTGGCGATCTGGGCGACATCATGCTGCTTGACCTGAACGAATACCTGTTAATCGACAAGGGCGGCATCAATGCGGCTTCCTCCATCCATGTCCGTTTCCTGTA